CCGGTAGTTCAGCTGGTTAGAACGCCCGCCTGTCACGCGGGAGGTCGAGGGTTCGAGTCCCTTCGCCCGCGCAAAAGATAAAAATGGGGGCGCTCCCTGTGACTCACATCACATCAAAAATATCAAATAATCTTATTACGTAGATCAATAAAAATCTCAGGTTTTTTGATTACGGTGACTTGATATTTTTCCTGGAATTTGCTACACTTAATTTATGAAGACAAACATACCCTACAAACCATACACCATTGACGAACTAGTGACTGCTATCTATGAAGATAACTTAGGACACTTTGAATACGAAGAAAACATGGGTGGAGAACCATGTGATTGCTATCTACATACTACTATGGAAACTATTATAAAGTATTGGGGGGAGTAATGAATACTTGTGAGCTTTGTAACAATACCGCTGACTACCGCACAATTGAGGGTGGATGGTTTGTATGTAAAGAATGTATTATTACTGGCAAATCAGACGGGATGGGGGCATAATGAGTCACGATCATAAATGGGATTGCTCTGATGTTCCAGGGGTATTTACTTGTACCTGCGGTTATGAGAGATATTTCAATAGATTAACACAAACCTACCACATTGAGGAGAACTAATGGAAGATGTAATTGTACTAGTAGATAGAGATGAAATCCAGGATATTGCTGGTGAGGAAATCTCTGATGCTACCTGGCTAAAAATCAAAACCAGGATTATGAGTGACAAGCATATCTGGCAGATCATTGATGAAACCATTAGTGATATTGTGATGGAACTCACACCTGAAGAATAGCCTTTTGGCTTGTATTTGTCCCCCCAAACCACTATAATTAATATATAACAACAAAGGAGCAAAAATGCCAATATATGACCTCAAAGTAGTAGTTGAGTATTACTACGAAGTAGAAGCAGAAGATGAAGATGATGCACGTACTATTGTTGAAGAGAATACAGATGTAAATTCATATGCTTTTGATGTTACTGACGAGTCAGTAGAAGTTACTGACATTGACGAGAACTACTAATGACTAGTAAGCCATTCGTACCATATGATGGTACTGCTGGCTGGTCAGGTACGGACACTAGTAAGTCACGTGCTCTAGTGAATCTACGTACTGGTCGGGAATATAATAACCAGCAAAAAGCGTTAGCACTAATAAAACAAGCAGGTAGATTAGGCTTAACTTGGAAAGAGTTAAGCGACAAGACAGACATGCATCACGGCACAGCAAGTGGCGTATTGTCAGTGCTACATAAGTCAGGTGCTATACTTAGAACTACCCGCATTCGTGACAGATGCAAAGTATATATGGACATAGCATTTACTGATAAGGTAATGCATGAACCATACAAGGAGAAACAAAAACTGTGTCCACATTGTGGACTAGATACAAACGTATAGTGCAGCCGTTCACTGTGCTATACTTATGATGCTAGTGGTAGGTGGGTTTTATCTCTCTCCTTGTCCCACCTACCCTAGTCTAACAAAGGAGATATATGAGTTGTGATTTAAATAAAGACTGGTGCAATCAGTGTTCAGTTGAAACAATTTGTTGCATTGAAAAACTATGCGACGTATGTAAGGATAACTAATGGCAGAAGTAGAAGTACCTAGAGATAGATACGGACGACCAATGATTGTGCCACCGAAGGGTGGCAAGCCAGTTCCATATACACGTACAACTACAGTTGCAGGTAGCCTAGATGATGGCACTGCGCTAGTTGCATGGAAGTTACGAATGTCAGCAGCAGGATTAACTATGCGTCCTGACCTATTACTCGCAGCATCAGCCCATCGAGACAACAAGTTAGAGATGGACAAGTTAGTTGAAGATGCAATGGAGGCAGCAGGTGCTACCAAGCAGGCTAACATTGGTACTGCAATCCACACACTAACTGAAAAGTTAGACAGAGGCGAAGACCTAGGTGTTATCCCAGATGATTATGTCGCAGACATACAAGCATATGCAGAGGCAACTAAGAACTTTACCAACGTACACATCGAACAGTTCTGCGTCTTAGATAAGTTTAAGATTGCAGGTACGCCTGACCGTATTGTTGAATACAAAGGTGAGAAGTTTATCTCTGACCTCAAGACAGGCAGCATTAGTTATCCCAACAAGATTGCTATGCAGTTAGCGGTATATGCCCACGGCTTGCCGTATGACCCTGCTACGGCAACCCGTGGCAGTTGGGGTGACATCAACACAGAGAAGGGAATCATCGTTCACTTGCCAGCAGGTAGTGGACAATGTACTCTTCACTTTGTAGACTTAGTTCATGGTTGGAAGGGTATCCAACTAGCCATGAAAGTAAGAACCCATCGTGACAAAAAGAATATATCAACCCCGTTCCAAGGAGAATAATGTCCCACTCAGAAGCACCTATCAGTATCAATCTCAAAACAGCAGCAGGTACACAGTTAACACTTCGTGCTAACACACCTGATGAATTCACAGGACTCACATCACAAATCTTCTCAATCGTAGAAGCAATCGATGAAGTCGAAAAAGCAGTGCGCAGTACTGGTTTCAGCGCACCTAGTGCAACACCTACTAACCCAGCAGTTGGCTATCTAGCACAATCAATGGGTGCAACAGTTGTATCTGAGCAGTTCAACACAGCACCGACACCTGCACCAGCAGGTGGTGGACAGCGTATGTGTCCACATGGAACTATGACTCGTATCCATGGCTTGCAAGGTAAGTTCGGTCCATACAAGGGACACTTCTGTCCTGCTAAGCAAGGCGACCCAACCAAGTGTGCAACTCAGTACGTCAAGGCTAACTCACCAGAGTTCGCAACATTCGTAGCAGACCAAGTTAAGTAATGAAAACTCTACGCCGTAGCGTAGGCAAGGCAGAGGTGGGGGGAGAACCATTAACCCCACCTTTCCAAGCCTTCCAAAGAGAAGGCATTATTCTACGACGCTCTGAGATAACAGTAATCGCTGGCACTCCTGGTGCTGGCAAGTCCAGTATTGCATTGCATATCGCAGCAAGATTAAAACAACCAACACTATACTTCTCTGCTGATACCAATGCACATACTATGGCTATGAGATTGCTTGCGTTACGCGCACATATCCCACAGCAGCAAGCAGAACTAATGCTAAAGACACAACCAGATACAGCCGAGTCAATCTTACGTGAGTATGGAAATATGTATTGGTCATTCGAACCAAGCCCTACTCTTCGTGACTTAGACGAAGAAGTATCTGCATTCGAAACTATTTGGGGTAGGTCTCCTACTCTTATAGTTGTAGATAATCTTATGGACATCGCTATCGATGGACATGAAGAGTTTGCTGGTATGCGTCAGGTTATGAAAGAACTCAAGTACTTAGCACGTGATACTAATGCAGCAGTTCTAGTGTTACACCATACGCAGGAAGGTGCACCAGGTTATCCGTGCCAGCCACGCTCAGCGTTGCAAGGTAAGGTCGCACAGATTCCTGCTATGGTGTTAACTGTAGGTCAGATGATGGCAGGGCAGGACATGTATATGTGCGTAGCCCCTGTTAAGAATCGCTACGGTAAAGCAGATGCAACTGGTAACACATACATATCGTTATCATTTGACCCCGCATCTATGCACCTAGAAGATATTGTCCGAGACTACAGACAGGAACAAGTACTTATATGAGTAGCGCAGCCAAGGCTAAAGGCTCTGGAGCAGAGCGAGATGTAGTTAAGTATCTCAAAGAGAACGGCTTTCAGTATGCTGATAGACGTTTGGCTGGAGCAACTCTAGACAAAGGTGACGTGTCAGGTATACCTGGAGTTACAATTGAAATCAAGAACCATAGCAAGATGAACCTTGCTGGATGGGTAGAAGAATTGCTCACTGAGATGAGCAATGACGGGGCATGGACAGGCGTGGTGTGGCACAAGAAGAGGGGACGGGGGAACCCAGCAGATTGGTACTGCACCATGCCTGGTCATGTATGGGTAGCGTTATTAAAGAAGGCACTCAATGGAGAAACCAAGCATTGAAGAGTATCTTAACTACATAGGTGCAGATACTCCACCAGTAGGTTCGGGCTGGCGCAAGATGAAGTGTTGTTTTCATTTAGATTCACATGCATCAGCAGCAGTTAACTATGATAAGAACGCCTTTGTCTGCCACGGTTGTGGTGTCAAAGGCGATACTTATTCCCTCATCATGCAAAAGGAAGGTATGGATTTCAGTGAGGCTAAACAATTCGCAGAGAAGTTTTCTGCTACAGGCAACACAGAGGTACGCGGAAAAGATAGAGGTAGCAGAGGAATATCTTTTAAGCCGTCAACTATCGGTAGACGAGGCAAAAGTATTTCATCTGG